TACGGATACCTTCGTCTTGTGTTAAGAAGGATTGGAAGGCGTTTTTTTCGACGATCCACTCTGAGGGGGCGTAGAGGGATGTCCAATCAAAAATAAGATTACGGATATCGGCTGGAGACGGACGGCTAATCTTGATAGCATCTACTATGTACCTCTTGCTCGTTGATCGGTCAATGGCGTAGCAGATAGCTGCGGTATCGCCAATCATCGCGGGATCAAGACCGCAAATATAAGTAAAGCCGTTTAAGTCTCTAGGATGTCCTGGGTGACCTGCAACTAAGTTGCCTGCCTTACGCATACCGTCAATAGATCCCTTAACACATACAGGATCAAAGGCAGCGTTTTCAGAAACGTCCTGCTGTTGATATACCAAAGCCCAGGTGCTTGCATCCATCGCTTGGCGTTCGTTGTAAAGGTTACGTCCTGACCAGCGAGGGTATAGACCCTCATCGTTCTTATCAGATTCTAACTGTCCATCAAATGGAGCATCTGAGAAAGGCCATAGCGTTTCCCAGTTATCAGGGTCTTCATCTGCTGTGAGCAGGGCCGGCATCGCTAGATACTTCCAAGGAACCTGACCACCAGGGTAGCGGTCCTCAGAGCGTAGCTCGCGGTATAGATCAACGGAAGCTACACGAGTTCCGATAATAATCAGTTTACCCGTAGGGTTAAGACGGGATCGCACATCTTGGGTTAACCAGCGGATCTGCTTCTCAAACTCATTGGCGTTCTTTAAGGTCACCGCATCGTCTACAATAATCATATCGGCACGCTTACCGTAGATCTGACCACCGATACCGACGGCTTCGATGTTTGGATCCTTTTCAGATGACTCACGGAGTTCATCACCGAAGGTGACGCGGGTTGCCTGCCAGGAGGCAGACTTAGAGTTAAACCCTACACCAGCAGCATAGGCGGTCTGTAGCTCTTGATACATTGGATGCGTCAGACGTTGCTTGATGGCGTAGAGAAAGTCGGCAGCTAACTGCTGCGTTTGGGAGACTATCAGTACTCGAAAGTTAGGATTCCTACAGACCTGCCAGGTCACATAGTCTACGGTGATCGTAATAGACTTGGCGTGGTTTGGCGGGATGTTAATCAAAATACGGTTGGCCGCAAGGCCAGGTTCAAACTTCATAGAGGGGTGTAGCCACCCTGGATCTCTACCCTCAATCACATCTACGATATTCTGCTGATGAGCAAAGGTGCGACTATGGAGAAACTTTTCGCGGAACTCTGCAAAGGTTAGGTCGTGTACGTCACCGGAGGCAAACTGCTTATCCTTGAGACCAAGGCGGGTTCGATCTACCTTATCTGCAAAGATCTTATCTGTGCGACGGTAATACTCATAAGTTTTAATGGACTTGCCAGCAGAGGCAGTAGCTGCCTCAACGGTCATACCTTCTGCGACAGCGCCGAGGATAATTCTCTTGGCGATGTCTGCTGAGTTATCAGCCACGTATTCCTCCTACAGATTAAATCGCCCGAAAGTGATTTTATTATCGGGCTGAGGAATTTATCGGATCTAGGTATTAGATAGAACTCACCCGACTAAATAGCGCCGCAGCAGTCGGGCTTAGCGCCCGAAGGAGCCACAGCGAACTGAGGGGTAGGTCGGTACTCGGCCTAGGGGCCTCGCAAGAGGCATTGGCACGGGTCGCAAAGTACTCCCCGCTTTGCTCCCCTACTGTATACTAAGGCAGGAAATTTACTGTATTTCCCGTTTTATTTCTGTGATGTTAATCACACACGGTAAAAGTGCTGTTCAGAGCCACTTACAGCTTCACTTTAGCAAATATTTTTTGTTGGGGACTATATATACCCGCGCCGCAAAATTCAGCAACGGGGGGTGCCGTTTTCCTGCCCTGCCTCGATCTGAGGTAGAGGGTTGGACAGTCTGCGCGGTATTGTCTGGCCGTGTTATGGGTAGAAAAGGGACGGCGTGCTCATATATCGGCGGGGCGTGACCCTTAACATCTACCACTCTGGCACCGGCTCACCCTTAACCCCTAACTATTAACTATTGCCTATCTATCTGGCCAGACCTTGCATCCTCGACCCGTGATCCCTTGACCTACCCCGGCCCGGCCCGCCACTTGTTGGCTGCTGCGTAGGCTGCTGCTGCCAGGCTAGGCTGCTGCGCCGACACTTAAAAATAAATTGGATTAGATGTTGCTAATACGGTATAGGTAGGTATACGATTAGCCTTGCAAGATCAACTACTACCGAAAGAGGCAAGGCTATGGAATATAAATTCACCGCAACACTAAAGCAAGATCTAGAGATCACGATCCAGGCAGATAGTTATGAAGAGGCGTTACGCATTGCAGATTATGAGACGATCATTGACGATTGGGACGTGATCGAATCAGAATTCAATCTTGAAGAGTACAAGCCTAAGAGTATTAAGCCAGAGCAATTAGCAAGAATCATCTCAATTCTTGAAGATCAGAATAAGGGAGAATAAGGCTATGAACATCTATTCAATTAATCTAGTATTCACTACCGATCGACCAATTAGCGAGATCGAATTAGACACTCTTAGATCTCAATTAATCGCGCAGATTGAAGAGCCAGTAGATAGCAACGGCGCAGACGTTGATTACGTCACTAACCTAATCAAGATTAAGGGGGAATAATGAGGATCACTAGGCGCGGGCGGATAGTGAGGGCTATCTTGATCGGGGCAGCATTAGCCCTTGCTCTATGGGTAGCGGGCAACGTATGGATAACCGACACGGGCAGAATATGTCTAGGCTCTATGGTTAAGTGCGTGGGCTTGTAGTGTAGTGGCGTACTATCTCGCACTCTTAACCGGGTGCGAGGTAGTCTGCAACTAGGCAGAAGATCGAAAACTAAAAGAAAGAGAGGGCGAGATATGAGAGTGGAACTACTTATCACCCGTGAGGGTAATGCGGTAATCGGTAATTTTTACCGTGTAGTGGCTTACCGGGAAAGTATGCGACTAGGTGAGAGAGTGTACGCGGGCTACACTAAGCGCGAGAGTGTGCGCCTAGCGCGTGAACTAATAAGAGAGAAAGGGCGATTAGACTAATGGAACACGCAGATATCTATGATATGACTTTCGATGAACTAGTGGACTATATCGGGGACGGCGATCCTGCGGAGATACTAGGCTAGAGATACGGTATAGTACGGCAGGCAGCTAGGCTATAGGTTATCTATCGCTCTCTCTCTACGGTAGAGGGAGAGGGCGGTAGAGGGCAGATAGCCCTAAGTAAAGTGAAAGAGGGAGATTATGACTACGTTAGAAGAGAATAAAGTAGCGGTAAATTATGTCGAACTAGAGGGCGAGATCCTACTAGAGCTATTAGAGGGCGTGAGCTCTCACGCGGGTAAGGATAAGAGCTTGCCTACACTTAACGCGGTACACGTAGAGAGTGAGGGCGGGCTATTTAAGGCTAAGGCTACCGATAGATACCGTCTAATCGAGGGCAGCTTGCCTACACTAGACGGGCGACTAGAGCCTAGCCTTATTCCACTCTACGATATTAAAAGAGTGATCGCTCTATGTAAGGATCATAAGGCTAACCGCGTGCAATTCTCCCGTATCGGAGACACGATTACGGTGAGCTCACTAGGCGACGCGATTACCTTTACCGTATCGGGCGGTACTTATCCACCTACGGAGCAATTACTTAGCGATAGTGAGGGAGAGACTAACCCGGTAGAGGGCGTAGCCTTTAACCCTGCATATATGGCCGATTACGCTAAGATCGCGGGTAAGGGTGCAGCTATTAAGGTTTACTTTACGGGTGCGGGTAAGCCTATGCGTGTAAGAATTACTGGCGATAAGATCACGTGGCGAGCCTTGCTTATGCCTATGCGTTACGTAGACTAGAGATAGTGACGTACTATCGCGCTCTACTTATACGGTAGAGTGCGGTAGTATCTTACTAAGATATAGTGAGATAGAGAGGGGTAAGTAATGCCATATAAATATGATCTAGGAAACACTAGAGATATGTCTAGTCAAGAGCTATTAGACGCGTTACTGGCGCGAGAGATCGCACCGCGCACGATAGTAGGCACGGGATATAAGAATGGTAGGCAAGTAGCTATTGACTATCTGAAAGAAAGAATTGCTGAAGAGAGTGAGGGCAAGTAATGAATAAAGAATTACTTATTAAGGCATTAGATATTGCTATTAGCGCGTTTGATTATGAGCAAGATTTTTTTAAGGCCGATGAGCTGCGTGATTACCGAGATAAACTAATGAAAGAGGGAGAGAGTAATGCACGATCACAATTTTAAGGCTACTGATATTCCAGGGGTATGCCTATGTAAGTGCGGGGTAGAGAGATATTATGCAAGGGAATTGCAGATTTATGTAACGGTGGGGGAGGGCAAGTAATGCAGCTACAAGAGATAGATACCCTGCAAGACCTAAGACTATGGGTAGAAGAGAATATGTCGGGGGCTACCCTCGCAGAAGATACGGCGGGTAACCTAGTTATCCATCTAAATCTATATTCCACTATGGGCGGATACCTACACGAAAGAGAGGGAGAGTAATGATCGAGTTAAGTGAGACTATCTATCGCATAAGTATCCGAGAGTTTGAGGATAAAGAGAGCGAGAGTGAGAGAGCGTGGATAGTAGATCTATTAGACACTAATGGTAATTGCATAATTGAGGGAGCCGGCGTAGCCGGTACTTTAATGGCAGCTATGGAGGAGGCGGGTAAGTCTATTACCTTGCACCTAGCCGATGAGTGGCTAATGGAAAGGGCAGAGTAATGAGCGATTACCGGTACGCGGTTGATCCGGCGTTCGATGATAATTCTGAGTGGGTATCTTGCGCGTGTGGGAGAGAATATGACCGCAGGGAATATAATTCTGACGCTTGCATAGAGTGTGAGAATAAGCTAACTATCAAAGAGAGAGAGGGCAAGTAATGAATGATGTAATGGAGTGGAGTGAGCGGGTAGAATTGACTCACGCTGCACAAGTAGAGCAATTCGGTTGGTGCATATGCGAGGGTACCGACGGTCAAGGTCATCTATCTGATGACTGCCCAGTAGAGGGAGAGGGTAAGTAATGAATAAAGAATATCTAATTGCTAAGGCAGACCTATGCAAGGATCTAGCCATCGAGCAGATAAGTAACGGAGATAGCGAGGCCGGCGTTGAGAACCTAAAGCGTATGATTAAGGCGTTAGAGGAGATCAACTTCATTAACTATCTAGAGGAGAGAAGAGGGAGAGAATGAGTAACTTAATAGTGGTCAAGACTAAGCCTTGCTGCGTATGCAACGAGTATGAGATCTGGAGCCTAGATCAAGAGCTAGTAGATAGGTGGCGGGGAGGAGAGAATATCCAACGAGTATTCCCCGATATGAGCGCGGGGGAGAGAGAGGTGCTGATCTCCGGTATCCACCCTGCCTGCTGGGATACCCTATTTCCAAAGGAGGACGATGATGAGTAACTTCTATTCGACCAACCCTGATTTGATTTATCTCTATGAAGTCACCGATCCGCAAGGCGTAGCTCTGTGGGGAGGGGAGAACATCAAGGATATGTTCGACTGGTATTGGAGATCCCCACAGGGGGCGAGGGTATTCATCTCCACGTGGGAAAGTGATGAAGAGGACGCTCAATTAGTGGGCAGACCTATCGAAATTACATCTATTGTAGGGGTTAAACTATGAGCTTTACTATTGGGATCATCATAGTATTACTGATAACCTATGCACTTATAGTTATGGAGGATAAAGTCAATGACGGAGATCGCTAGAAGGATAGAGTCTGCCAAGCGTAGCGCGGTGGTCTATCGCAATTACCGGCGGGCAAGGGAGAGGGCGATGACTCGCCTATCCAATGCTTACCCTGAGACATACAAAGAACTGCTCGAACAGGAGAAAATTGTAGATGAACAGATGGGTAAGAAGTGGCTCGATATTGACGGCAGCACTGGCCAGTCTATGGATCTTGACTCCAGCTCATCACCTACGGGTGGAGGAGAAGGCGAGCAAGCCAGCTCCAATACAGACCAAAGCAACGATGGAGGAAAAGCGTGAGAACAAGCGAATCACAAAGCAATATAGTCGCGCTCTCGGATATACGCAGAAGCAGACATCGTGCCTCATCACCTTATGGACCCGTGAGAGCAGGTTTGACCACCTCGCAGATAACCCAAGATCATCAGCTTACGGAATTGCTCAACTCCTTAGAGAGAGAAGTCGAGAACCTGAACTTCAAATCCTTCACGGTATACGATACATTGGTCATCGCTATAGAGGCGATGCGTGTAGCGCTCTCCGACACTCAGACAGAAGAGGGTGGTACTGATGCTGACCGGAGTTAGTTTATTTGCAGGAGTAGGTGGGTTTGACCTGGCTATGCAGCGACAAGGAGTAAAGGTCGTTGCCTCGGTAGAGATAGATCCCAAGTGCAACGAGGTGCTAGCTAAGCACTTCCCTGAAGCAACACAATTCACAGATGTAACCACAGTCAAAGGAGAGGATCTAATAAATGCAGGATTTACACCAAGCACAGGAATTATTACAGGAGGATTTCCCTGCCAAGACCTCTCAGTCGCTGGCAAAAGGGCTGGTCTTGCTGGCGCAAGAAGCGGGTTATTCTGGGAGATTGCAAGACTTGTGGAAGAAACGCAAACAGAATACTTCGTCATCGAAAACGTACCTGGTCTGCTATCCAGTAACAAAGGAAAAGATTTTGGAGTCGTCATCGGAACGATGGCCGACCTCGGGTATTCTCTCAGCTGGAGGGTGCTTGATGCTCAACACTTCGGAGTACCCCAGCGAAGGCGTCGTGTCTTCGTCGTTGGCCGACGTTCTATTGACTCAACAAGTCCTGCCGAAATTCTATTTAAGTCCAACGGCCTGCGAAGGGATCCTTCGACGAGCCAACCGACGGGGCAAGACTCTTCCAGAAGCTCTGACCAAGGCATTGCAGGAACAGGTAAAGTCTTCTTAGGTAGTGGCAAAGATATTGCCAACTGCATACCGGCTGAGTTATATCATCACGGATCGGTGGTGAACCAAGATGCCAACAACGGACACGTGGTGGTTCACGAAGAGTAGGCGGGCGCAGAATGTGGATGACTATGAAACTTGGATTGAAGGTGGAGTAATGCCTACAATGAACGCATTTGATAATGGAGACGTGAGAACGACAATCATTATCTTTCACCCTCACTACCACGACGGAGCTAGAGTACAAGGAGATACTATGAACACTCTTACATCACGTATGGGTAC